GCCTCTACTCTCGCATACCGCTCGAGAGCTGATCGTGCGTACCGCTGTGGTGTGTGTTTACTGCGGATCCTGATAGTTGCTCCGATGAATCGGTCTTTATCCGTCCTCGGGCTTGCGCCCTGCGGTGAGAACCAACTGCGGTGCTGACGTTGGGCGGTCTGCCAGTGTACCCCGGGGAGGGGGAAGGCTCGGCGTTCGGGGAAGAGGTCCCACCCCCGCTTACTAGAAATCGTTTTCGCTAAATTAAAAAAAGGAAGGGATCGATGTAGATTTAGGCTTAGGTGGTAAGGGTAACGCGGGGCTAGGTTGTACAGCCTACTCCGAAATTACCCTCTTCCGCAACATTAATTACTATTTTTTAGCATAATAGTGCTTGCTGGTGAGATATTTCCTATTTACTATGTGTTCAACAGGATCAGGGAAGTTTTATCCATGATTAGCACAGGCATGCTTAATACCAAGAAAGAGGCATCCACCTCCTTAATGACTGATGTTGAGAAGTTCTTGTCTAGCGGCGGGACTATTCAGCGGTGTGAGGAGAAGTCTAGCGATGAGGTGCAGGCAAGGCTTTCACAGGCTCGCCGTAGCTATTCTAAAAAGCAGAAGGCTGAAGCTAGGGCTAAGTTCCGCCGTATAGCAATGATCGCCAGAGCGAATAGAAAGCTTCATGGCTGATGAGTCTATTAGACAAGCAGTTATCCCGCATTGCCGCAGGTCGAAGAACAGGTAAGTCCTATCTAGCCGCTATATCCCTAATACTGGCCGCCTTAAATGAAAAGGAAGGTAAGGTCTTTTATGTAGCCCCTACACAGGGTCAGGCAAGAGATGTCATGTGGCACTCTATCTTTGACATAGCTGGGGACATCATAGAAAGATCCCATGTTAATAACCTTGAAATCACTTTAGCTGGTGGTAACACCATTTTCCTAAAGGGGGCTGATAGACCAGATACATTAAGAGGGGTATCTCTTAAACACTTGGTCTTGGATGAATATGCCTTTATGAAGCCAGATGTCTGGGAGGCCATCCTCAGACCTGCATTGGCTGATAGGAAAGGCTCCATGATGGCTATAGGAACCCCAGAAGGCCGTAACCACTTCTATGAGCTATTTACTGGTGCTGACGAATGGCCTGATTGGGATAACTTCCACTACACCTCTTTTGATAACCCATTAGTCGACCCAGCAGAAATAGAACATGCTAGACAAACCCTACCCGCCTTTGCCTTCCAACAAGAATTCATGGCTAGCTTTGATGCCAGAACATCAGGCAACTTCAATCCTGACAACTTTGATTACTACGATAAGAAACCCCCAGAAGGACAACACTATATAGCTGTGGATCTGGCTGGCTTTAAACAACAGGGCCAACGAAGAGCTAAGAAAAGAGATAACTCCGCTATCGCCTGCGTCAATGTCTGTAATGATGGTAACTGGTATGTAGAAGAAATCATCTATGGACAGTGGAGCCTTGAGGAGACCGTACAACGCATTTTCAGCGCCGTTGATAAGTACCGCCCCTACCGTATAGGGATAGAGAGAGGCATTGCTCAACAGGCTGTTATGAGTCCCCTACAGGATGTGATGAGAAGAACCTCAAGAATGTTCCATGTGGAACTATTGACTCATGGCAACAAAAACAAAGAGAATAGGATACTTTGGGCATTGGCTGGACGCTTTGAAAATGGTTTAATCCATTTGAAGAAAGCTGATTGGAATGATGCTTTTGTGGATGAGGCCGCTAATTTCCCTAGCACCTTAGTCCATGATGATCTATTAGATGCGCTGTCTTATATCGATCAGATAGCACAGGTAGCTTACTTAGATGGTATTGAGTTAGCAGATGAGTGGGAACCTTTAGACGATGCAGTGGGATTCTAAATGGCTGAATTAGAGCATATTGGTATAGAAGGCTGGCTTAACTGAGTGGTTAGAAACTTTAACTCAGGAGTGGCGTGACCACTACGAGTCTAACTACGAGCAAAAGCATGACGAATACTACCGGCTCTGGCGTGGTATTTGGGCTGACGAAGACAAAACAAGACAATCAGAGCGTAGCCGCATCATTGCTCCTGCCTTACAACAGGCAGTTGAGAGTGCTGTAGCAGAAATTGAGACTGCTTCATTCAGTCAGGCATTTATGTTTGACATTGAAGACTCAGCAAAGACACCACCCCCACCTCCTCAAGGTCAACCTCCTCAGATGATGCCCCCCGAGGCCATGCAGGGGATGGGTGGTGGTCAACCACCGGCTCAAGGCCACAAAATCAGCCAACACCCCAAGAATCCATCATGGTTCGGGACCAATTACACAAAGATATTGAGCGAGCTAACTACCGAGCGGCTATTGGAGAGATTTTAATCAACGCCGCTGTGTATGGTACGGGCATTGGTGAGCTATCTATTGAAGATTCTAAAGAATATATCCCTAGCACCCAGCCATTAGAGGGTATGCCCCAAGAGGCTAGCCTTGTTGAGTACGGTGTACAGAAAAAAGACCGCCCAATGGTCAAGCTAACCCCTATTCAGCCCAAAAACTTCCTGATTGACCCCAATGCTACCTGTGTAACCAGTGCTATGGGGGTGTGTATTGAAGAGTTTGTCTCTATTCACACTGTTGAACAGCTACAAGAGTCTGGTGTTTACCGTGATATAGACATTGGTGAAGACCCTAGCGACCCAGATGTTGATGCTGACTCTGAATTGACCCCATCAGCCTGTTAGAAAGGTAAGAGTTAAGCGGTATTACGGGTTAGTGCCTACTGACTTGCTAAAGGAAGAGGGCGTTGACTCTGAATTGCTAGAAGATGGCAAATATACAGAGGCTGTAGTTGTTATAGCTAACGGTGAAATCCTCAAAGCACAGTCAAATCCCTATATGTGCCAAGATCGGCCTATTGCGGCCTTCCCTTGGGACGTAGTACCCAGCCGGTTCTGGGGTCGTGGTGTCTGTGAAAAGGGTTACATGTCTCAGAAGGCATTAGACGCCGAAATGCGGGCTAGGATTGATGCACTTGCACTGACTACCCACCCAATGATGGCAGTAGACGCTACCCGAATCCCAAGAGGGGACAAATTCGAGGTACGTCCGGGCAAGATGATCCTAACTAACGGCTCACCACAAGAGTCAATCATGCCCTTTAAGTTTGGGCAGGTAGATCAGATCAGTTTCAACCAAGCTCAGAACCTACAGATGATGGTTCAGCAGGCTACAGGCTCACAGGACGCCGCTGAGATGGCGAAAGGCCCATCAAGCGACACAACTGCCGCCGGTATCTCAATGAGCATGGGCGCGGTTATGAAGCGTCAGAGAAGTACCCTAGTTAATTTCCAAGAATCCTTTTTCAAGCCACTAATCAAGAAGACTGCTTGGCGTTACATGCAGTTTGATCCTGAGAAGTACCCATCAAAGGATTATCACTTCTCTGTTATCTCTAGTTTGGGTGTTATTGCTAGGGAGTATGAGGTTCAGCAGTTAGCTCAGATCTTACAGGTGGTGCCACCACAGTCTCCTATTCATGGAGCTATGGTTAAGGCCATCATTGAACACATGAATGTGACCAGCAAAGAGAAATTGTTGGAAGTTGTAGATCAAGCTAGTCAGCCCAACCCTCAAGCCCAACAAATGCAACAACAACAAGCAGAAGCTCAGATGCAATTACAGCAAGCACAGACTGCTGTACTCATGGCGCAGGCTGAAGAGGCTAAAGCACGGGCGGCTAAGTACGCTGTTGAGTCAGACATGATGCCGAAAGAAGCGGCCATGAAGTACTCAGATATGGACAAGGACGGCAAGATAGATGTCGACTTTGAGAAGAAGATTCAGCTAGCTCAAATGCTCATGCAAGAAGAAGAGCGTCAAATGGCAGGTTGAGAAGCAAGAGCGTCAGCACAAGAAAATCACAGGCCCAGCCGGTGAGAAGGGCGCTACTGGAGAACCCGGAGGCCCCGGTATACAAGGGCCGCGTGGTGATAAAGGCCCAGCAGGGCCAGTAGGCCCACAGGGTAATCAGGGTAAGAAAGGTGATAAGGGAGTTAAGGGTGATGACGGCACTGACGGTGTTGGCGTTGCTCGTATTGAGCAGGATATTGATGACTCCATAATCATGCACATGACAGATGGCAATAGCTATGTCATTGAAATGCCCATCCTTGATAAGCAGGGTAATCCCACAGAAGTTCACTACAAAGCCGCAGGTGGCGGTAGTGGTGGTGGGATGGTTGACCTATCAAAGTATGTGAAGCGCCCAACCAACACCCATGATGGCAAGTGGTTAGTTTACAGAGAGCCAGATGGCAGTAACCAAGGTGAGTGGTCGCCAGCTACTACTGACTTAATTGCTACTAACAGCAGTATGGTGTTCCGTGATTCTAAGGGACGCTTTAAGTCTGCTAGTGATGTGCCTGAGTTAAACAACCAGCTAGAGGTTAACCGATTTCTTTGGAACGCAATTGAGGGGTTGCTGGAAGAGCCAGAAGCTCCAGATCTTCCAGAAGACAGGCTACCTATCTATGCTGAAGATGAGCCGACAGAATACCCCTACGCAGAGGACGGCGAGCCTAATGATTTAGAGGTAGATGACCAGTGGTATCAGGTTGAAGACCCTAGCTTTGATTATGACAACCCAGATCCAGAAGGCTTAGACCTTTATATCTGGACGCCTACAGAAGATGACGCCACAGTATTTGAGTGGGTGCTGTTTGTTGCTGAGGTACCTGATGGCGTTGTCATCATTAAAAATGAAGCTCCTGATCCGGTAGAGGATGGGGTTGGTAACGGCTCGCTGTGGTTTGATAACTCCCAAGACACCATGCAACTTTATGTTTGGCATGAAGACTCAGATGCTTGGATACCTGTTGCTCCCCCTACAACATTAGAGGGCAGGGTTGGTGCTGGTGAGGCTACACAGCAGGCCATCATTGCACAGATTCAAGAGAGCCTTGATGACCAAGCAAAGATTGTTGCCAAGATAGAAGAGCTTTCTATCACTAAAGGGCGCAGTTGCCCGATACACGGTCAAGGGTACAGAGATCAATGTAGCCACTAGAAATGGTGAGCTATATGTCAACAGCCCTAATGCGGTAGACGTTACCTACATTAGCTTTGCGCCATTTGACTCAAACGGACAGGCCACTAAGCCTGCGAACCCTGATGACATTGTTGAGTTTGTCGAGGCGGTTGGCTCTAAGAATGCTGGTGAGATTACTCGTTACAAGGTGGTCAGCGGAGACTATAACGCGCTGACGGTTGAGTACCTGTCAGGCACCAACAACTTTGAGGTAGATGAGGCTGAAGAGGTTTATGTCTACCCGCAGAATCAGGCAGGCGCGAGCCAAGAGTATGTAGACCAAGGGCTTTCATCCAAAGCTAGATAACTCAGGCGCTAACCAGCTACCTGATGACACTGATTGGAAGATTAGGCAACACACCTCAGAAGGCAAGAACAAGACACTGATACACAGCGTTGGTGGTCAGCTTGGCGTTTATAACCTAAAGGAGCCTGTTGAGTCACATCACGCGGCTACTAAAGGCTATGTAGATTCTAAGTCTAGTGCAACAGTGGTGGTGTCTCTGCATCTAGGCCACCCGGTCTTAAGTTCATGTGCAGTATCGTTAACTTGCCGAATGGGTATTTCCAGTGGTGGGTAAAGGAAAGCACGGGTAATCAGCACCTAGAGCTTGCCACTACAGATAGAGATGGCATTGCTTGGGGAACCAATACGCCCCGTGAAGACGTTCGCTATAGCGATAACGTACCCTTCACTATCTGGGAAGTATCAGGTGGTGGGTGGAAGATGAAAGTAACAGGCACTATCAGCAGGATTGATTTTCATCCTGACCACGCTCTTTGCTATGTCTCTTCCAAGACTGCCCTGAATGGAGGCAACTTCGCTAATGGGTCTGGGCCTTACTACATAACAATCTCAGGAATCTGCTGATGAGCTATTCATTTCCTAAAGACGCTAAAGAGGGCGATAAGGTCACGCTAGAGAATGGCGTGGAATATATCTTTCACAAGGACAAAGCCCGATGGGTGGTCAACTCTGTCACTGACAGCTTAGGTGCAGAGCTTGCTACGCAGGAAGATATCAAAAGACTCCAGTCTGAAATTGTTGAGCTAGAAGAAGAGATTGATGCCATTGCCCCATCTGTAGAGCGCGGCACATGGACGTTTAATCTTGGTGGTGCTCATGATGAGAGTCAAGGCGCGGCCCAGTATTGGGTGATTGATGTTGAGTTTGTCAGGTCTCTCAGTGCTAGCTCTAAAGCAGACAACGCTGATGATGTCAGGGTCAAGATTATCCAGCCCCCCAGTGCCGAGGGCGAGTCTGGTGGTGACGGGAACGACCACCTGAGTATAAAGTACAACATGAAAATCGCGTTTATATCTTACACCGAAGAAGTTCATACGATGGTGGCTAACCCTAATGAGAGCAAATGGTCTAACAGTAGCTTTGGGGGGCATGGCGCAGAAGTATTCAAGGACTTATATAAGTGGTTCCCGCCAGAAGAGTATGAGTTTATCCCCGGCGATATAATTTGGTTTGAGTTGGAGGTTTCGGGCGGCAGGGCTTGGGAAGTCCAGCCACCACACGCCGTGTTTTCTTTTCACGCAACGAACGTTATTGAATTCACTTCTGCGAGACAGCATTTTCAAGGCCATTCTAGTTGGGCGGGTTTTGGAGTCAACGACCAACAACCTGACCGGAGCAAGACCCACCAAGTCATCTTCCAGTGCTTTAGGAGGAGAGGATGAAGCCTGTAGATCAGAATACATTTGATGAACTCCGCTCTAATGCAGAGCGATTGTTTACAGAGATGAAGGTGAGGCTAGACAAGGCTGACCAGAAGATGCTGGCTACAGAGAAGAAGCTCAAAGAGCTAGAGAAGTTTATAGCTTCACTGGCAGAGGAGGCCGCTTGATTCTGAGAGAGAAGAAGAGGATGCGCGTGATCTTTTCTCCATGCCGGGTTGGAAGAACTTGGTAGATGAATGGGAAGATCAGATGCAGATGTGCAACCTTGATTCCTGTCAGACCCTTGAAGACTTGCACTTTCAAAAGGGCAGGCTTGCTGTTCTTAGAATGATGCTGAACTTTGAAAACTACATTAAGAATATTGCGGAAGATGATGATGAAGATCGCACCTTCCAATAAGAACTGCCTCATCCGGGGGCAAACGCAGGGGAACCTAATGGATACCCCCCTGTTCAACTATCCGACACCCCTTTAAAGGAACGGAGCTAAGCATGGCAACACTACTTGACGACGAGCAACAGCCAGAAATGGAACTTCACGACGGCGAAACCCTTGGCAACATTGAGGAGGACACCCCTGTTCAAGTTATTGAAGAGGAACCTTCTGTTGTAGAGGAAGAGCCTACTGAAGACACCCCAGATAGCAAGTTTCCGATAAGTCACATGAAGAGATGGTCGCAATACTGCGAAGAGCGTGATCGACATATTGGCCAACAAGGAAATGAGCTAGGCAATATGCGACAAACCTTTGAAGCTATGGCCCGTACTCAGTCTGTTCCAGCGCAACCGGAACCAGAGCCAGTAGAAGAGGCAGATTTCTTTGTTGATCCACAGAAAGCAGTAGATTCTAGGATTGATAACCACCCTGCCTTGAAGCAAGCCCAAGATATGGCCCAGAAACTGGCCTATGCACAGGGCTTGGCTACTCTGCAACAACGTCACCCTGATCTGAAAGAGGTTGTACTAGCAGTGATGAGTTTGGACAATGGATTAAATCTAGTCCTTCTCGCCTCCGCCGCTACCAATATGCAGATCAATCAGGTGATGTTGATGAAGCTGATGATCTTATTGCTACTTATAAACAGTTGAATAAGACAGTTGCCACCGCGAAAGCGGCAGAGAAGACTGCTCAAAAGAAAGCCGTGAGAGCCGCCGCAGTTGGTGGCCCTCGTGGTAATGCAGACGCGGCATCGTCAAAGCGGGTTTACCGCCGTGCCGACATTCGACAACTAATGCAAACCAACCCTCAACGCTATGAAGATCTCCAACCGGAGATTATGGCGGCTTACGCAGAAGGGCGAGTGCGAGATTAGCATCCTTAAAGGAGAGTCATAATGGCTTTAGATGGAACATACGCTACTGGTTCAAGCGTAAACAACACGAACCACGCAACATTCATTCCTAAGTTATGGAGTGATGAGATCTTGGCTGAGTACGAGAAGTCTCTCGTAATGAAGCCACTCGTTAAGTCGCTGAAGATGGCTGGCAAGAAGGGAGATACCATCAATATCCCTATGCCACTGCGCGGATCGGCTAACCAAAAGCTGACAGAGACTCAGGTAACACTGGTTGCTGACACTTCTGGTAACAAGACGGTTGTTGTAGATCAGCATTGGGAGTACTCACGACTGATTGAGGACATTACCTCAGTACAGGCGTTGGCTTCTATGCGTAAGTTCTACACGCAGGACGCTGGTTACGCATTAGCAAGCAAGGTTGACTCTGACCTGATTGCTACTGCTATTGCTAACTTCACTAGCGTAGGTCACGCAACAGAGACAGTGGCTTGTTGTCCCTGCTGTTGACTGGATCTGCTGGTGACTTTAGCGACCAAGCCTTCCGAGATGCTATTCAGATCTTGGATGACAACGATGTACCTATGGATAACCGCAAGTTAGTTATCCCACCAGCCGCTCGTAACCACATCATGGGCATTGATCGCTATGTATCTAGTGACTTTGTTAATGGTCGTGGTGTTGTTAACGGCAAGATTGGTGAGCTATACGGCGTTGACGTATTTGTCTCTACTAACCTGCCTGCTAACAGCTCTGGCGAGAAGCCTTGCTTGTTGTTCCACACAGATGCTCTGGTAATTGCTGAGCAGATGGCTGTGCGAACACAGACACAATACAAGCAAGAGTACCTTGCAGACTTGATGACTGCTGATACGCTCTACGGTGAAGATGTTTACCGTGAAGACTCAGGTGTAGTTATCTACGTTGCTGGTTAAGTAATACGCCCCCCGAAAGGGGGGCTTTCATACGGGGTTTGACATGACATATACACTTAATCCAGATGACAAGTTCGGTGCTAAAAGACACCCTTGCTGAAGGTCACCCTGAGAAAAAGATTCTTGGTGTGGAGTTTGATGATGAATTTAACAAGATTGATTGCTAACGGATTTCCAGAGCCACCAGAATCGACGGTAATCAATACGCAAGACAAGACGCCGCGTGGTCAATAGTAACAGAGCTACTGACAGCGCCAACCCTGTTGTTATTTCAGATGACCCGGCGACCAGCAATTAACTCTCCTGATGGAAACACCAGAAGAGGGTGACCTGTGGTATTGCTCTCAGGCAGATCAAGAAGGCTTGTATTGCTGGGATGGTGCTGTTTGGTTTGGCACTGATAGCCCTGACTCAGCCGGTCTTGAGGATGCGCCAGAGGACGGTAAGCAATACGCTAGACGGAATGCTTCATGGTCAGAAGTTGTTATCCCCACTGTTGATCTAAATGGTTATGCCACAGAGGTTTACGTTGATGAGTGCTATAGCGGCGATTCCAGCCGCACCAGTAGACAGCGTGAATGGTCAGACAGGGGCTGTTGTCCTTATCTGCCGCTGATGTTGGAGCAAGCACCTTTAGTGGTGCCTATGCTGATCTCACTGGTAAGCCAACATTGCTGATGCTGTAAAGACATCTGGCAATCAAACGATTAGCGGCACTAAAACTTTTAATGAAGACATAAGAGGCAAGAAGAACGTCATTGCCTATTACTCAGACGTTAGGCTGAAGGACATACAGGGGCCTATTGAGAACCCCATTGAGAAGGTTAAGGCCATTGAGACCTTCTACTACACACACGGTGACAGGGCGCGTGAGCTTGGCTATGAAGGCTCTGAGATACAGGTAGGTGTTAGCGCACAATCTGTACAGGCTGTAGCACCAGAGCTTATACACCGCGCTCCTGTAGATGATGACGGTGAGGGCGGCAGTGTCACTGGTGAATCTTATATTACTGTTGACTACCCAAGACTTGTTCCACTCCTTATTGAATCTATCAAGCAGTTATCTGCTGAGCTTGAGGAGCTAAAGAAGTGAGGTTTAGACCTGACAGTCCCTCTATCTACCTACCTAACAGTGGGCAGATTGACTTGAATGCCATTGGAGTAGAGGCAGGGCAGGCCAATAACAGTCAGACGGCACTGAACGATGCCGCAGTCAGGGGGCTTATTGGCAAGGCGTCGGGCGCACAGAATGCAATGAACGAGTATTACGGCGCTAGCTCCTCGGTGATTGATATAACCGCAGAGGCTTGCGTGGCAAGCGAGTGGTCGAATGGAAGCAGTTCTTCCACACAAAGCTGTGGTGTAGGCGGTGATGGCGCTGGCTGGCCTGAATTGCGTTCTAGCGGGAATAGCTACTTCTATGCCAACCTTACCAAGGTCGCAGGAAAGACGGGTAATGTTCTTGTCTCGGGCCGCGTTTACGTTGCGACATGGACTGCTCAGATTAAAGGAGGCGACAGCAGTGCTAATGCCCCATTCTTTGCTATTCGGCAGGGCTGTGATACGACTCGCGGACATAAAGGCTGGCAAGCAACGCCCTTTTACAACAGGTCGGGCGATATGGAAATACTTTGGACGCTGAAGTATCTGGAACCTATGCCTACTGCATGGACAACTTTTTCCGGGACAACAGATTTTACCTGCAAGAAGAGTGGCCCAGTCGGGATAACAATAGACGGCGCTGATGGCAAAACTATGAACGTCAGAAATTACTCCATAGTAATCACCGAAAAGTAATTAAAGGAGACAGAGATGTCTATTAACAAGATGACCACATTTAGCACACTGGCGGCTGTCTACCGACGTGCAAGCAGTGTTGTATTTACCACTCCTGCAGACGGCACCACTCCTTTTGTTAGGTTTGTAGAAGAGGACGTGATTAGCGATGCCGAGGGTACACGGTACTCACCGGCTGGCACTGCTCTTTGCTTGCTGACATTGATGTCTCTGACAATTTTGGTTTTGTTCTGTATGACACGTCGAGAGTCTGTTAATGAAAACCTAGAGTTTAATGAGACAACAGTTGCCGATCTTATGGCTATGGATAACAACAGGACAATAGACCTGCCTGTTAAGGGTGAGCTTAACTAATCAAGATATAGCTGACATCTTATTCAGTATGTACATCTATCTCTCAGAGCAGAGGGCTAATGCTCCGGAGCCAGTAGAGGAAGGAGAGACTGAAGGAGAGACTGAATGAGCATAGAATTCCCAGCCAGCCCATCACTAGATCAAGAGTACAAAAGATGGATTTGGGATGGTGATAAATGGGCCGTCCTAACTCTTACTGATTATGACGACGCAGAGGTGCGTGCTTTAATCTCTGCTAACTCTACTCGCATTGATGCGCTTGAGAATGCTCCCCCTGTAGACGCCTACACCAAGGCTGAGTCTGATGGCAAGTATCAGGTTAAAGGAGACTATGCACTCAACGGTGCTTCATACACTAAGTCTGAGTCTGATAGTGCGTATGTTCCAAAGGTAGGTAATACAACTATCAACGGTACTCTGACTGCTAAGGATATGGTAGCCACAGGATGATAAACCCAGGCACAAGGGATCTTCCTAGCTCCGGTACTATCAAGCTCAGTGAGGTAAAGGATGAGTTTGGTAAGGGCAACAGCCTGCTTGGTTATTTAGGTGAGGGTGGAGTGACATCATCTGCCCCTTTAAAGCTGACTGACTTTTACGGAACTGCGGCAAGTGACGCTGTTCCCTCTGAGAACTTTGGTGACGGTTACCTCCAGGATGTGCCACTGAGAAAGGTAATCATGCGGCACTCTCAGCATGGTGCTGACCAAGTAAGGATGGTGGCTGTACAGAGAGAGGCAATGGTGCAGGAAGCCAAGGCTGAATCACTGGACCCAGCAGGCGCTCGTCAGATGCCCTTGCAAGGGTCGCTGAAGCTAACCCACAACAGCGCCCAGTGTAGCGGTAGCGTTGGCTGTGATAGGCGTCAGAGGCTCTCAGGACAAGCCTAGCAATACACCAATCGTATCGCTACAGAGACCTACTAATGATGCTCTGGAATGGACAAAGGCACTGGCCCCAACTGTGGGTGGATTAATAACTGGCGTAGGGATCGCGGCTATCAATGCAGAAACACAAAGGAACGCATCGGATAACAACAGGGACATCCTCTTGGGGATCAAGCGGCAGACCGTGGCATTGTTGAAGCGGTTGCAGGGCTGGGTGGCATTGCGGCGGCTCAAACTGGGATCTCTGTGGGTGGTGACTACTCTGCTACTTACTTAGGTCAACAGGCACAGTACAAGAGCTAATTGATTACCTAGCTAACTTTGGAGTGCCATACACCCTGACATTAAATGGTGCTGTAGTGGCTTCATCAACAACAGGTACTGGCACCCCCATAACTATTGACTGTAACAGTGTGATGTTCAGTCCCAGACCAGCACAGTGGAGTATTTAAATGAATAGTATTATTGCGGCCCTTTATGGCGATCCCTCTAAGGGGACTCCTGTCTCTCCACATAGTAGACCGGCTTACACCCCAGACTATACGTCAGCCTATAAGCCAGCTCCCACTTCTACTAAGACAGTCGCTCAGCTAGAGCAGGAAGAGAGAGATAGAAAGCGAGCCGCTGTAGAAGCGGCAAACACGCCAAATCCATCAGAGGAAAAATCTAGGGATATTATTACAAGTCTCTACCTTTCATGGCGACAGGTTTAACACTTACAACTACGTTAGAGACGATGATTACAACGCCTTTCTTGGTACGCATGGGGGCAAGCAGTCAAACTATGGTGATTATAGGGATGACAGCATTGCTGGCTGGTTCAAGAATGCTTTTGCTGGAGATGATCAGGTAAAAAACAGGTCTAGTGCCATTAGAGATGCCAATAGCTTAGACCGAGGCCTTTCGAGATCTAGTGATGTAATGACCAAGCAGTACTTTGACCAGCTAGATCTGGCTAACAAGTATGGTCTTACATGGGAGCAGGCAGGGGCTGTTGCCAATCAAAACTACAACGAGAGCGGTGGCTCTCCAGTTAATCCCGGTAATGAAACAGTCCTTCCGGGTAATGGAATGTTATCTCGTCAAAACTCTAGCTGGATGGACGTTCTCAACAGAGGCGGCGCTGATAACTGGGATAGCTTGCTGGGTCAGTACACCTACAACAGCCCTCTAGACTGGGCTTCAATGGATAACCAAACCGTGCAGACACAGTTTAGTGACCTGTTTGATAGCGGCGGTATGTTCACCCAGGGCAAGAACAGAGACCTCATATACGCTAAGCTGATGGAGAATATGGGACGTGTCTAACCCTTTAGAAAATCAGCTACTGCGCGAGAATCAGATCGCGGCCAATCAGTTTACTGGTGAAACATATCAGGACGTATTGGATTGGTTTGAGGAGAAGGGAAGAAGCACTGCGTCTAGCACAAACGAATTCAGAATCCATCAGATAGAGCAGGCTTTAGCAGGCTTAGAGCAAGACGCTAACGGTCATTACTACAACGGCAATGGCGAGCGGGTATATGTCTACAGAGACTCTTCCGAGCTAGGTGATGACTCTGGTGGCTTTACTGGCGAAAACATAGTTATGCGTACAGAGCAAGAAATCAGGGATGCTTGGAATGCAGATCAAGGCATGGGGTATTTTCAAGAAGCCAATCCTCACCTATCTGCTGATGATTACATAGGCTTTGTAGGTGCGCTTGATGAGATGTATGCCTCTGGTCAACTAACGCTTAATAAACACGATGAGCTTTATGCTCATAGAGAGATTGGTAGGGGGCCGAACTCAGACGTCTTTAATGAGATCTTGCTAGAAGAAGCTCAGAGAGTTAAGGATTATGAGAGTCAAGTAGTTAGCACCATCATGGGCGCATGGGGGATTGAAGACACCTTTGTTAATGATGATGGTGACGTCTTCCGATTCAACGGATCTAACTACACCAAGACGTACAAAGTAGATGACCACATGGGCGTAGGTGATTACGTCAAGATTGGTGCTGGTGTCTTAATGTCTGTTTATGCAGGGCCATTATTGGCTAGCTCTATGTCGGGATTTATGAGCGCCGGTTTAGCCAAGGCCGCGTCTAGTGCAATTATCTCTCAGGCTACTGCATTAATGAATGGTCAAGGTTTAAGTCTAGAAGATGCACTGATGAGTGCGGCTACGTCCTATGGGGGATCGGCTCTCACAAACAAGCTAGGAAATACAGGGATCTTCAACTCACTGACAGACAAGGTTAACGCGCTAGGCAATGCCGCATTTGATGGCGGTGGTGCAGTATTAAACTCTGCTTTGCAGGCTGGGGGAATGAGCCTAGTTACTCAGTTAGTTAAAAGCGGAAAGATTGATTGGAAGGACGCGGGAATAGCGGCGGCTATGGCTGGAGGCACCACTGCGCTAACAGGATATCTGTCAGATATAGGCAGAAACAATGATGAGTCTCTACAAGAGATTGTTGTTACCGCTAAGAGAGTAGGCACAGAGGTTGGCCCCGGACTCTATGAGTTAAATGGCATAGTGTTCTCTACCAATCCCGGCCCTAATTATGGCTATGTAGGCAACATGTCTGAAATAGATACTGATGGTGATGGACGCTTATCAGGCTCTGATTTACAGAATATTACTACTAACCATACACCTGTCGATCTAGGATCAAACTCACCGAACGCTGATGATAATCCCTACACAAAGAATGGCGCACGGGTATACCTCGACAGCGAGGGTAACGTCTACACGCAGGATCAGATAGATCATTATGTAGACGGAAGCAAATACGGTTCCATCTACATGGTAGACGGCCAAGAGATTCTGCTTGAGCAAGGCACCATGATTAATGGTCGCATGATGTTTGACGGAGATGGAGATGGTCGCTTTGATGTAGTTTACAACCAGAACGGCAGAGTTGTTGCTCAGTTCGATCCTGAGATTAAGGAGTGGGTAGACCACAACGGAAACACCAGCACATCCATCGGCAACTACATGAATAGCATTAACCCCTTGACCGGGGCTAGTGGGTCAGGCATCGAGAACCCCTTCAACATGTCTAAGGAAGCATACGAGGCAATGACGGGTGAACAGTACGTCGATGACTTGTTTGCTCTGAAGGCTACGGCAGGAGGCTCAGGCGTAGACGGTATGCTGTTAGCCCTAGATGATGGGGAGATGGCAGAGATGGTGGCTCGGTTCGAGAGGACCCCCTATGCAGACCCAGTTACAGGCGACCTGCTATACGGCGCAGAGGGCCTAGAACGATACCTACAGCGCCAAGGGATCGGTGTTAACTACAGCAGTGAACATGGCTGGAGGCTTGAGACCAATGTCGATACGTCTGATGGAATCTACGGGATTACGAACAACAGCGTAAACGTTGGTGGCGTCTTGGGAGCGCCTGATACTACCAAGGACTCCACAGTTCGGACGATCGCAGACATCGCGCCCAATACCCCTATTGATAATGATCCTTTCACGGACCCACCAGATCCAGAGAAACCCCCAGAGACCAAAGATACGACTAAAGACAATTCAAGTAACCCTAACTCAGAAAACGCTAACACAGGGGACACGGGAAATAACGGAGGGAGCCAGTCATCATCTACCGCTACCAGTTCAAACTTTACTGCCCAGCAAATTCTTGCTATGGCTAATGCCGCAAGCGCGACTGTTCAAGAAGTTATTAAGGCTTTGGATTCTGGAGCAACGCCAGAGCAGGTTGTTGAAACGTTGAGTACTAGCTCCAACAACAACAGTAACAACAACTCAGCCACTAACAACAACAACAACACAAACACTAACAACAACACAAACACTAACAACAATACCTCTGAGCCTGCACCAGAACCAGAACCAGAGCCAATTACTAAAAAGGAGCAGGATTGGATTGACTCCCAGCACACTCCTATATCTGGAACCCCTGAGCCAACACCTGTTGAGCCGCCACCCGAACCTACTCCTGCCCCGCCAAAAAACTCTGGTTGGGTTAACGGTGCATGGACGGAAGGTACGGATGACCAAGACTACAAGACGGGAGTAAAGCCTAATAGCGGCTGTCCTACTGGGTGGTCATTTGGTAATGGGGCATGTATTCCAGCAGACAGCCCTCACAAGCCTAACGGATCTAGCCCAACTCCTTACAACCCTAATGCTACTCAATCAGGCGGTGGCAATAACTCGTCTACTAGCAGTGGCGAAGAACGTAGTTGAGAATATGGTTGAGGCTCTGGTCAATGATTCCTATAAGTATGTATGGGCGGCACATCAATGGACTGCTACACAGCGTGAATGGGAGATTATTACAGAGCCTAATAAAGACTCTTATGTTCTTGATGGCACAGATCATGGCGCTCGTATCTCTGGTGTAGTTAATAGAATGGCTGGTGCTTAAATCAGTGCAGTCAGGAACACCTTGTCCGACACAGGATGATGTCAGATCAAGAAGGGTGATGCCAGTGAGTTTGCTGTAGTAGCAACCCCTAACTCAGCGGCTGTCTCTATACAGTTTATGCCTCCTCCTGCTGATGAAACCCTGCGCTATACAGTGATAGGCCATGCAGGGGTTACACCTCTTGACTATGATGATGACCCTATAGTTCTGCCGTACAATGCAGTCATGTATTACGCCTATGCTCTAGCGGCTAGAGAGCGTGGTGAGGTAGGTGGTCAATCAGTGCAGGAGATATTCAACATGGCTAATCAGTATCTATCTGATGCCATAGCCCTTGACGCTAATTACGCCAGCTTTGAACAGGTCTGGGAGGCAGTATAAATGGCTCAAAAGTTAATCAGGTAGGTCTACGAGCGCCGGGATTCCAAGGCTTAAACACTGAGCTATCTCCTATTAATGGTGACCCTGAGTTTGCCCTGCTTGCTGACAATGTGGTGATAGATCAGATAGGCAGGCTGTGTGGCAGGGAAGCATTTGCTACCTATAGGACGCTGGCAGGTAAGACAATATTGAGTTCACAAAGATTGGTGGTGCTGTCACAGAGGTTGACTATACACGGCACTAATGAGGGGCCTGTCAGTGTATACAAGATATGGCAATCTTGGACCTAAGCTTCAAGGCTGGATACGCAGAGAGGCTTAAACCGAGTACAGGCGCTCTCATGAAGAAAGTAGAGGAGCTAGATGAGAACTGTGCCACTATGGGGTTGCCATACTAGAGGATGATGCCCTAGAGATACCACTCTGTACCTGCTGGAGTTAATGGGCAGTTCAGACAGCAGAGCTAGCCATGTTCAAGGATGAGACCTTCCTATTTGCCAAGAACAGCCCATTCATGGTGCTGAATGACAAGACATGGGATGTTGTAGGCGGCAAGGCAATCCTTGGTACAGATGCTAGCGGCAATCCCTCACAGGATATTAATGGTGACATTGCTATCTCTGCATACGGCAGGCTGTGGGTGTCAGGGGTAGATGGTAACTATCAGAAGATCTACTACTCTAGCCTGCTTAACGAGAATTCATGGTACGACCCACGAATCCCTCCTGAGTATGACACTAACGGCGACATAACTAACGGCCCGTATGACCCTCCCTTTAACCCACAGAATGATGGTGGTGTTATTGATGTCAGTGAGTATTGGCCTACTGGTAATGACACCATAGTTAATATCCATGCACACAATGGATTCTTACTGGTCTTTGGCCGTAACTCTATATTGATCTATGCCAACGCTAACTCAAGATCCAGCGGGAGAGAATGGCATACAACTACAGGATGCTATATCTAATGTGGGATTGGTACGCCGTGATGCTATATGCAATATCGGCACTGATGTTCTTGTTTGTTGATGACTCTGGGGTACGTTCTATTGGTAGGGTAGTACAAGAGAAATCTAACCCTATTACTGAGAGCCGTCCTTGAATATCAGAAGACAATACAGCAAGCTATCACAGCAGGAGCTTGCAGTAGATACAAGGTAGGTCAGCTATCAAGATGGAGTACATGCCATCAAAGTCTATGGCTGTTGTCTTGTTTAGAAACCTTGAGCTTGCTTATGCCATGCAAACCAACATGCCCTCTAAGACAGGTGGGTTAAAGGTTACACGGTGGACGGACTGCTATTGGAACGACAGCTTTGAGGCTAAGAGAGGCGACAGAGACATTGTCTATTTAGCAGGTAAACCTAACCGTGGCCTTATGAAGTACAAAGATATGTAGAAGATGAGACCATACACAATGAGTTATGAAAGCATGGCTATTGGCCAGGCCCATTCCAGCAGGTAATCATGCCTAAGTCTGTTATCTACACTATCTACTCTAATAGCTTGCCGGGAGATGCCGTGCTAATGGGGATTTGGTGACAGGGTTGAATGGCACCTATGACTTCCGCATTGACTCTGACTCTCCCGGGTTCTCAGTACGCTAAGGATGAGTATGCCGAGGGAGAGTACGGACTAGGTGGCTCCTATTACTTTAACTATAAGGTTCATACGTCAGGCTCTGGTGAGTTCTTCCGTGTGGGCTTAGACATAGAGATTAAGGGTGATTACTTTGCCCTCCAAGAAATTACAATTAACTCTGCTATTGGCCGAATTTCAGCATAAGGAGAAACAAAGTGGCTCTCAGAGTAAGGTACTTCACATCAGTTACGTTCAACCTACGGCCAGTGGCGCCACCGCCAGCGGTGGATTGCTTGGAAGCATTGGTGGGAGGTACTCATGGGAATAGCGCGCTTAACACTGGTGGCACTGCGGCCACTATTACGGCGCTTTAGACAATGCCAAAGAAACAAAGCAGATGGGTCAGGCAACTCAGGACTACCTGTCAGGTCTTGGTGCAGACCTTCAAGGTGACTCTCAGTTTCAAGGTTATGGCGTAAGCACTGGACTAGGTAACGGCAGTGTGCCACTATGGCCAGAACGGTCAGATGCAGGTAACATATGGGGATGAACTAATGCCCAAGACCCTAATGCTCATGGCCTTCTCTAACAATGCTTATAACGCGGCTAACTACGCTATGGGTCAGGCTGGGAATGGAGTAGGCCAACAGCAGAATGATATCTATGCCAGCATCATGAACACTCAGCGGCCACAGCTAGATCAGATGGCCGCACAGAGTAACGCTCAAGAGTACGCTATGGGGCGTGGTGGCGTGATGGGTAGTCAGTATGGTGGTACAGCAGAAGATGCGGCTATGGCCCGTGCAAGAGCGCAGGCGTCTAATGAGGCGGCATTCAAAGCTAGGGAGATGGCTAACTCAGAGATGGGAATGTTTGGTCAGATGGCTGGACAGTTTGGTCAGATGGGTAATCAGGGAATGCAGGCTCAGTACATGCCAATGCAACAGCAGATAGAGGCTATGAAGCTAGGCTACGGCAATGCTGATATGGCTCAGACAGGGCCAGCTAACAGGTAATGACTACCTTGCACAGCTGCTGTTGGGTGGTACTAACGCCAACATCAACGCACAGCACAGTGCTAATGAGCTAACAGGTAGCCTGTATAACTCCATGCTGGGTAACCTGGGTGGCACTCAAGGCGCTGATGGCTCATCTGGTAGCGGATTAATGGGTGCGATTGGTGGCGGCATTGACGCTGTTACCGGCCTGTTTGATTTATTTGATTAGGAGATAGGCAATGAGAGCGGGATCAAGAGCAGGAAACCTAAGCGGCCTATTGTCTCAGATTGGTGAAACGGCTGGCGGCACAGGGGCAGGCCATCAATATGTAGAGACATTTAAAAGACAGATGGCTCCTGAGACCGAGAAGATTCTACTAGCCTGATGAATTACTCGCAGTGGGCTAGAAGAAACGGCTATGACGAGGAAGCTAATCGCTATGAAACTCTTGGTCTGGAGAGGGCAAAAGTAGAAGGCAAGCAGACCTATAAGAAGGGGATGCAGGGCATGACTCAGGCGCTAGATAACATTAGCTCGGCTCAGGCCCAGATAGGTGATTCTCAAGACCCTACTGACCTGCTTAGGCTTGATGCGCTACGTCAGGCTCACGCCTCTACAGTAGAAAGAATGAACGCGCTGGGTATTGAAAGCGAATATGGCACTGGTCGAGAAGGCGCAGAAGCAGTAGCAAGATCTGCGGCGGCTAGAGTTGCGGCTGAAGAACACGCTATTAAGGTAGGTGAATGGAAGATTAAAGAAGCAGAGGCTGATGCCACGCTGATGGATAGAACGGCGCAGGGGGCAGAGATTCCTGCTGAGTTAATCCCGCCGCATCTAAGGGAGACCTACAGAAACGCTAGAGCTACCGCTCAGAATGGCACTGCTGATTTAATCAGAATTAACAAGCAGTATGAGGGGCTGGTTAAGGATTGGAAAAAGCAGAAGGAGGAAAAGGCGGTAGCAAGTGCGGCAGTTGCTGTTGAGGCTACGGTTCAATCGTTAATTGATAAGGGGCAGAAAGGCTGGTTTGAAGATGACCTGCCTATCAATGATTACCTTACAGACGATAGCAATGACGTGGTGGTAGCTCAGGCCAAGGAGCTTACTAAGACTCTTTTAGCTAACGACATATCGTTTATTAACGAGGAAGACAGAGAGGCGCAGAAGGCTCAGGCGCGACGGGTCTTTAAGGAAACACTGAGAGATTTAGACGGTAAGTTTTATGAAGCAATAGGTAACAATAAGGCGGCGCTTGACGAAGAGGCTAAAGATAATGCAAGTGAGCAGACTACTGCTAGAAGAAATTATGACAAAGGAATGTTTCCTGGCGATCCCGCATACAATCAAACGCTTGAAGATACTCGACGCATCGTAGAGGAGGCCGGTTTTACATGGACGGCTCAAGACCGTACGGAGTTCGATAATGACTGGGACAATGAGTATCGGAATAGGGGCAACCAAGACCTTGCCAATTCGTTCTCTAGAACCGGCCCAATGCTGAGTGGTATGCGTTAAACATTTGCCTGCGATTAGCACAATACAACTAGCGGAGTTTATTTAGTATGGCTGGAACGGGAAAGATCACCACGGCGGCTATTAAGTTTTTGTCAAAGAAGGCCGACATATCTGAGGCAAGGGCTAGGCAGGTATTAGATGGTGACGTTGACCTACCAACTGCACTGCATGAGCATGACCAGCAGTTACTCACTATGGGGGAGCATCCTACAGACTTCATCATGGAAGATGCTGGGGTCATTGCTAAGGTGCAAGCTGATGGCACAAGGGCATTTGAATGGAAGCAAAGTCTTCCTGATGAGCAGAAGAGAGCAGTCACTGACGCTGAGATAGCCTACAAAAAGGGCGACCCCGCTCCATTAGCTAAGCTATATAAAACGCTAGGTGCTACAGCTCTAGTATCTGGTGGAGCATTAGCTTCTGAGGATGCAGAGGCAGTCCCTGTTCTTGCCCTTAAGAAGGGGCTTGATGCTACTGGCGCAGGCAGGATTATTAGAAACAAGATAAACCGTGAAGGTGGCGGTGGCGGAAAGGCTGTTGAGCGGGTCATTCATGAGCAAAGTAATTACGACAAAGGCTTTACTGCCGATGCTCGTAAATGGGACGGCGGCAACAACGGCGAGAACTATGTTTACGGCATCAAGAAGATGGCGCATGAGCTAATACAAGGCACTGATGACCCTGCTGTTCGTAAGGCAGTGATGGGCTGGCTGTCCCCCAGGTTGCAGAGAGCGGCGGCGGCTACGGCTGGTGTTGGTGCGACTGGTGCGGCGATGGCAGGGCCAAGCGGAGGCTTTCTTCAGCAAGAGACTCCTGATGGTAAGACAGTACAGTCACGATTAGACGAGATAATTGATAGCGGTGTTCCCCTTGATAAGCTGATGCAGGTCTCTGCCTCTCTGTTCCCTAACCCCTCTCACCTAAAGCAGGTGCAAGGCTATATTACTGCTCGATCTCAAGGCGTAAAGCTTGCCTTGCCTGATTCAGAAGAGGGTGTTGTTAATCAGCTTGACCCAAGTGCGGAGCCTCGTATTGAGAGTGAGCTTGCCTCTGGGTATATGGCTGACAGTGAAGTTCCTCCTTCTATTGAGCTTTCTAATGTTGTGATGACGGCTAGTGGAGCGGTGTCTACCATCTCCCCTGACGATCAGTTTGAGAAATCAAACCCTCCCTCTGATAGAGAAAGAACTAAAGCAGAGATTATTGCAGACACTATTAGAGCCATCCCCGAACCAGAGGCCTGGGATAACCCTACTCAATTTGCGCTCAAGGAAGGGATGCGCACTATTGCTGGCGGTGTATCTCTCGGTCACGCTGACGAGATAGAAGGCGGCATTAGATCTTTGCTGAAGGGTACAGAGTACGAGGCAGAGGTAGAGGACTTACGCGAGCGACAGAGAGAGTTTCAAGCTGGCAATAAGAATGCGGCATTTGCATTAGACATCATTCCTGCATTAGCCACAGGTGGCGCAGTCCTTAAGGCTGGTCAGAAAGCAGGCTTTGGTCTTGGCAGGACGGGTGCCGCTGAAGGTGCCTTTGGTGGAGAGGGGTACAGCGAGGGCGAGGACAAGATATTCGGAGCCGTTCTTGGTGCTGGCATTGGTGCGGCGGCAGGTAAGAGCATCGGTGCTATTACTGATTGGGCGTCTACTAAATCTATCAGGCCAAATGGTATCTCTAAAGAGGGCGGGAAGACTGACTTCGATGAGAACTTAGATGAGGGAATACTGACTCAAACCATTGAGCCGGGTTCTAGCATTATGTATCGGGTGCAGGGATTTGGTGCAAAGGAGGGGGACTTGGCAGAGGCTAAGGTTCTTGAGGTAGTCAGGGAGCCTAAGTACGACAAGGCAAGCGGCAAGAAAATATCTGATGGCTTAGTAAGGATACAGGCTGGTAGCAGTAGGGTAGAGGTTCCGACATCTAAGATAGAAACAGTAGATGTTAAGGGTGTAGAGGATCAGTACGAGCGTCTTCGTAAGTATGACAACGCGAGGAATCAAGATCAGACTAGCCGTCGCAAGGTTCAAGAAGAAGTAATAGATAAGGAGACTGGCGAGGTCACTATGCAGGAGCGCAATGCTACGTTGCGTGACGCTACCAATGTTGGTGAAGCATGGGATGCTATTAAGCTAGGAGCCAAGGATCTTTACTATGAGCAGTTCTCTCCTGCTGACGATCACTTGTGGCGTAAGGTATCTAAAGAGGTAGGTGCCAGGTTTAAGCGAGCTAACATTAGGGCAGAGCGAGCATCTGTTGCCGCCTTCACTCAGATCTATGAGCCGTTAAAGCCCGTTGCTCAGTTAGCTGATGATAGCTCTTACTTCAAGGCGATGCTTCTTGACTTCACAAACAGGGAGAAGCTTCTTAGAGACAAAGCTAAGCATAAGTTAAATGTAGATGACCCCCCTACTGCTGATGACGTAAGGATGTATATCAGAAGGGAGCTAGATGATGATGCTGTTGCGGCTTGGGATGAATATCTAAAGTACAACAAGGGCAAGAAGGCAGAGCATGGAAAGAATCTTTCTGGCAACCGAGACTATGAAGCTGAGCATCACATCCATACTCAGTTAAAGCCTAAGAAGAAGCCAAAGGAAGATAGAAATGCGGCACTTGATGAGCTAGAGGATAGGGCTGATGGCGCAATGGAGTCTCGTACTAGGGGATCTGCGCTTGATTATCAGAGGAAAAAGCAGGCGCTGATTGATGAAGGTGATATGCAGGGTGCTAGAAACTTAGACGGCACCAATGCTGAAGACTACATGAATCCCTTTTTCACTGACTTTAGAAGAACCACCAACCTAGATAAGCTAAATGAATTAGCGCGTATGTTCTCTCTAAAGATACCAGAGGGTGGAGTTAATCCTGCCGAGGTATTCAATCGGATTGAGGCTGAGCTAATTGAGCGTGGCATTCCTAAAGCAGAGGCGGCGCTTGCCGCTAAGGTTATGAGGGATGATTTCATTGGCGGTACTGTTACGCCTAACAACTGGATACAGGCGCTTAACTCTGTAGGTTATGCAGGGTCATTGGCTGGCCCTAAGTCTGCCTTGCTTAACCTGCATGATATTGGTCAGGGTGCTGTGCTTTACCCCGGACAGCTAACTAAATCTGTATTTAAGAAAGGCGGCCCCAAGGTGGGGGCGGAGTTAAACCAGAACCTGGGTGAATTTAGAAACGCAATGATCGGTCAGATCAATGACGGTGCGCTTGCTCCCTCTGCTATTGCTAGAGATGTTACGAGAGAGGGTACTGATTACCTGATGAAAGCATCGGGCTTTGCTTGGCTGGACAAGGTAGGAAAGGACGCCATTACCAGAATGATAATTGGTGATGCGGTAGACAACGTAGACAACCTAGCTAAACGATGGGGATTCTATTTCTCTAAGCGTGAGCTAGATCTGATTGAAGCTCAGATTAGAAAGCACGGCACTGACGTACAAAGCATGACGGGCAAGGGCGCTGATCTAATGGAGGAGCTATTCTTCTCTGGCCTTGCACAACAGCAATTGATTAGCTCATCAGGAAGGTCATCTGGCTGGGCGCGAAACCCTAACATGAGGTTCATGTGGGCGCTTCGTGGGTTTGCTATGAAGCAACAGTCACTGGCCTTAAAGAATGTTGTAGAAAAAATAGAAGAGGGCAACACCAAAGAAGCTCTAGAATACATGAAGCGTTACGTTATATTTGCCGCAGGCGGCTTTGGCCTAATCAACGAGTCTAGACAGTGGCTCATGGGTGACGGTGAGATGACGGTTAACGGGTTCATCATGGGCATGGGGGACCAGATAGTTTCTACCATCAGCCTTAACACTATTGGTCTAAATGATTATCAATGGGGAAGAGTAATGCCATTTATTTTTTTGAAGGTCGTAACACTGGTGTCTATGCTGACTCAGCTAAGGCGGCACGGGCTAAGTGTAAGCGTGGCTGTGGCAAGGTAGTTAAGGTATTGCAGAAGTCCCCACCAAAGAGTGGTGGGTGGGATAGGACTAGGAAGGATGGTAAGTCCCCTGACAAATCCAGCTACGGAAAGGGCAGGGGTAAGGGGCCACCTAGAAAGTAGTTATGCTGTACAGCTAGTACCCTGTCAATCTAGCATTGTCTATACAGATCTATATGGCTTCCTGTCGCAAAGCAAAGCTCTTGAGCATGCACATCTCTATCTTAGAGTAAAGCGTGTATCGCTCTACTTCGTGTCCTATTCAGACAAGCCATTAGCAAATCATTCTCCTCGCTTGAGTTATGTCTGCCCATTCCTTTGCTTTGATTCTTTCAAGCTGCTTTCTACTAGATCACTACTTCTCCTCTATGTGCTTAACTCTGAAACCTCTAGCGTGTAGCTTAATCAGTCGCTCAAGGTTAGTGTCGGTGTGTCCGTCTTTGTAGTCTATGCTTACCACCATGGTCGCATCTCCATTCTCATTATAGAAATGCCATGTCTTCTTAGTCTCATCAGGGTCGTAGGTTAGTTCTCTTAAGTTATCCATCAGTTGTAACTCACTATCTTGTAGCTGGGATCTGCCTCTGCCGCCCTGACTTCTTCCCTGTAGTGCTTACTGATCTCTGCCCTTAGCTCTTTGTTAGTCTTCATAACTGCATTCGCCTTGTCTCTTAGTATCTCCATGTGTCCTTCTCCCCATAGCTGCTTTTAATCCGGGCAGGTCAGATTGATTTCCGCTCCTTGATGTATCAATCAGCCTGTCTTTAACGCCAGATGCTCTCGCTAGTTGATAGCGAAGGGCGCTTGCCTGATCTGCTCTGGCCAGATCTGACCTGCTCAGTCGCACATTAATAGGATGGTCAGCCATTAGATTATCGCTATCACTTCTAATGCGGCGGCCATAGCTACGACGGCCACAATCGCCAGCACAGCCTCGTTATCCCAGGCTATACGATCGTACTGCTCTAGCATTATTGTCCTAAGACGGCTCATACAGGCTCTCCTGTGGGTATTGGTATGTACACGCCAGTGTTTCTGTTCACTGCATCTACTAATATGGTCATTGATTCGGACAGTTGCTCTGTATCTAGGTCTGTTGACCGATCAACCTTGAAGTACATAGTGATGATGGGCTTATACAAAAGCTCTTTGACGCTCTCCTCTGAGTAGGGGATCTCAAGGTCAGGCTTAAAGGGGTGGGGGATCTCAAACCCAGCATCATTTAGGCCCTTAGCCATGTGACGGAAGAGAAGGTGGAGAGTATTGTTCTGCCTCCAGGTCCTGTCTGCCTTCTGGATCTTGTAAACCCTGTCGATCCCTTGCTCCGCTTGATCCTCAACGTAGGCAACAAAGAACTTACAGGTGTTCTGATCTTTACAGTCCATGTCTCACTCATATCATGGCACCACGTGTTTCGGCTTGCGGATGCTAGTAGACAGCTTGATGCGAGCGATGAAGCATTCTGCTGTCGCTTCTCTAGCGGCGCAGATCACTTGCCCTTGATCTCCTATTGCCATGTACCTCGAGTCAGCTTTGCGTTACCGTTTTTCTCTCCTTTAGCAAAATTGGGCTGGGTGCCATGCTTGCACGCATATCTGCATAGTTTTCTTTAGCTGTCCCTGCATACAGGTGGTCAGGGTTGATGCACTTACGGTTGCCACAGCTATGGCACACAAGCATTCCCTCTGGGATGGGGCCAATGTGATGCTCATAAGAGAGGCGATGACCCGTCCTGTTAGCTCCAGTATTTGGATACCCTGATGTGTTGATGGGGCCGGTGTATTCCCAGCACCCATCCACCACCTCATACCGCTCTAGATGATTGATCGTCTCTGACATTGCTAGTCCCCCATGCTCTCTTTAACCAGATTTGACGCCACCTAACGTTCTCGTAGATGGCAACGGAATTACCCTTCAGGGTTCTGTGTTCTCTTGATATGCGCACTGCATCGGTCTGCTGTCCGTTGACAATGGCAGTCCTGGCTTTAGCGTTAGGCCACTGAAAGAACTCCATCACCTCATCGATGGTGAACTCCCTTGGGAACTGGTCTAACAACTTCTCTAAGTCACTGCGCCCGTCACCCTTAAACGTCATCCCCATACCTCCTTTAGCTTGTGTGTATCGGGGATTGCGTCAGGATTGTTGGTGCGCTTGGCTTCACGGTTGACTGTCATTAGAAATTCTTCCTCTCTTTCGGGGCCATCTATAACTATTGCGTTAGGTCCGGGCAAAGCTTCGCCCCAGAATTTGGGGATCCAATATCTCCACGCGTCTGATATGTGATCGGGGCAGTTGGTTGTGATTGGCTTAGGTGCTGGCGCTCTAGTAGCAGTGCGCTCTTTGTGTTCGGCCAGTAACTCCAGGATCTCAGGTGGCTTGGGTGCAAACTTGCCAACATGGAAGTAGCTCTTCAGTACAGCCTGCCACTGGACAGAGGTATAGCTATTAGATCTAACGATGTTCTGCCATACCTGTAACTGCTGGCGGTCAAGCGTCTTGCCATAGAACTCAAAGCAATACTTGAGGGCAAACACTACATCACCCATCTCTTTGTTATCCATGTATTGCCTCGCCTTCCTCTGTCAGCAAATCTATTAGCGACTGCTCTATGTCTATGCTGATTTTGTATTCAACATCAGTAGACTGAAGGCTATTTGATGGCGTGATTGCTTGGCTTAGTAGCCTTTGCCGATCTCTGTTTAAAGCAAGCAAGTAATGCGCTTGCGTTTTGTTTACTTCTAGATTCATTCCGTCCCCTTGTTGGCGCTTTCTAGCGCGGCGCGTAGCACTAAGGGCTTGTTAGTTTTATCTAGGATGAAGGGTATAGCGTTCTGATTTAAACATCGGGTCAACGCATTGACGCGCTGAACACCGAACAAATCTAGAAGCTCACTGTATGGTACGAATTTATCTTTGATGCTCATTGGCAATCCTTTTAAAAATGGGGCTGTCTGCACAACCCCTAACAACTACCGGTCTAGGATCCAGTAGGCTAAAACGGAATGTCGTCTAAGCCTGCAACAGATTGAGGCATGGCGGTGACGTTACTGCGCGGCTGTTGACCACCTTCCTTTGGCTCATAGTCATCATAGGCCAGCCAGTGAGAAGTCTTAGCTCCCTCTTTGGTCTCCCGCATCGACAGTCGGATAACATCTTTGCCTTGATTATCTTTCTTCAAGCCAGATGCCTTCTCGTTTTGCAACCACTTGATCATGTCATCAACCAAGATGACCACGTTTGCAGTAATAAACTCAGGCTTAGCTGGATAGAATCTAAACCCAGTAGCAGGTAGCTCCCGCCTCTCTTGCTTCTCGTTGTTGTAACCGTTACTCATTGCCCTCTCCTTTTTTAATGCTAACAATAGCTTTGGCAAGCTCGCCGTCAGCAGACATCAGCTTGCGTTCCTCGGTTGTCCATACCCCGCCCTTGCTGGGGGCTTTCCACAATGCAACCTGGACTTCGCGGCTCATGTCCGCGTAGTAACCAGCCGCACCATGTATATCGTTGTTAGCGATGCACTCTTTGATTCGATACACCTCTTCAATGTTCTCCCGCACCGCATTAGAATGCTCAAGCAAGAAGTCATCATTAACTGGAGCCGCCTCCTTAAACTCATCAGCTTCTTCTTCGCTGTAGATGTAGGCATGTAACCCCAGCAGTTTGAGAATCACCCTGTCCTTGGCTCGCTTCTCTGCCATAGCGTAGTAATAATTATTCTTTGAGTTTTTGGGGGATGCCTCTCCAATACTCCACTCACTGCGATCACCCATGTGACCTATAAGACTGACGGCAAAGTACTCCTGCCCCTGTTGCGGCGGGTACACGGTGCAGTCCGAGTAGGTAATGCCAGCGTTGGCGGCAATCTTCTCTAACGCTTTGTGCTTAATGATCCAGTTGCCGTGGCAATCCCACAGCGCAGTGGCAGATGTCTCACCTACAGCCCTAAGCCTGTCAATAATCTCGGGCGGTATATCTATATTTGCTTTTGCATTCATCCTATCGTCCTAACTATGGGCAAAAAAATGGCCCGTTAGAGTTATACTAACAGGCCTTAACTGTATGTTGCAAGCTGTTACGCATCTTTATACATCTTTAATGAGTAGTGCTGGCATTTTGCTCTTTGGGGCCAGCGAACCAAGTAGCACCTTACTGTTACACGGAGAGCGAACAACAAGGCGAGCGGTGGTAGGGTATCAGCCAGTGACAGCAAAAGCACCGTCGTCTGCTACTCTACGTTTGAATGAAGTCCATGATCTAATAGACTCCTTTCCGTTCATGATGTCCCACATAAGATTCAGTGCAGTGAGCATTGATTCTTTAGCATCAGCGTGGCGACCTGTTGTACCTCCAACTCCCGTTTCTTTCTGGGCCTGCCGCAGTTTCTGGCAGTACTTTAATGCCCATCCACAAGCATCATGTGGTGACGCTTGATTCATTGGCTCACCTAGGTAGGTGAAGATGTCGAGAGTTAAGTCAGAGTTATTTTGATGCCATTGATACAGTGCATATAACAACAGTGACTCAGGTATGGCACGATCAGATCCTTTGTAAGCCTTGAGGACTACACCTTTGTATGACTCCCAGACGGAGCGCAATCCTGGCCGCACGTTCTGCAACCAATCATAGATAGCACCATCCGACTCATTGAATGAACCTGCGTGGGCATAAGGTGCGCCCTTGCCTGTTCGCTCTAGAGTTTTCTCGTAGCGCCACAGCATCTTACCTGTGACGTGCAGGATTCTAGGGTCAGGCCATTCCTCGACAGTCATAATATCTTTAAGGTCACGGGTCTTGCCTTGGTCAATGTACTGAAACATCTCAGTCTCAATGCCTCGACAAACCCACATCCTCTGGTCTATGTCTGCCTGCACAACAGCCTGTAACCTGTGCTGTCCATCAATTACTCTGCCTTTGATGTCAATCTTTAAGGTCTCACCTGTATCAGCATGCCAATTGCCTGACTTCATATCTTGAATGTAACGCTTCACAAATGAAGGGGTGACGTTGCGATTTTTAAAAGTGATCGCTGATCTCTCTAGTAAATCACTGGCCTGCTTTGGGGTGATAGTCTCTGCTTTAAATGACAACATGTTTACTTCTCCTGTTAGCCTAACGGATCGGGTAATGTGTTGGCTCATTGCCTACATCTCCATTTCCTGGCGGCTTAGGTGTAACCAGAAGGCCGGTTACCCACCATCTCCACGACTGTGGAAATTCAATAGGGCGAATAGTCATCTCGCATTAGCTCAATCACTTGGGCGTTGCGGATATGGTGATCGTCCGTTGTCTTGTTAATCTCGTTGGCTCTCTCTACTGCACGATCTTGTGTGTAAAACACTGGGCCTCCGATGCCGCACTGAATCCAAATGCGTGGCATCTTCTGTGATTCATAAAGGGATGGGCGGACAATGCCCGCCACTAGATACTTGTTAGTGTTCACGCCATCGCCCTCAGTTTGTTTACCGTGTCCTCTTTACGCTGGGTGTATTGCATCTCCGTCTCTGTTCTGCGGATGCTGTGCCAGATACCTGATGCCGCTGTTGCCCATGCCTTGTAATAGGTCTCTTGTATATGCGCCTCGGTGTTATAGAAGTCTTTAACGTATGACTCCTTAGCCCTTGCGCTACTTAACTTGTGCTTGCGCCACTGTCTCGCCGCCCATGCCGCTCTGTTTCTCAGGTGTACGCGCTCCTGCTTAAAGAATCTCAGCGTGTCGGCTGGGTCTGTGCCTGCATCTCCTCTCATTGGGCCACCTCAGTAATGTGTACATTCCAAGCAAGTGGGTGATCTCTATCAAAGCAAGTGATTGCGTCTAACAGTGACTCGTCTTTCAACTGAATTGTGTATTGGCACGGCCATCCATTATCGGTGTTTTCTGTGTAATCAATTCGGTAGGCTTTCATTAGTGTGTTCTCCGATTTTTAAAACCAGCTAGATAGGTGGGGGGTAGGTGCTGGCTCATGATTCAAGCCAGCGGTCAAAGCTCATTGGTTGCTGGTCTATCTCTAGATCCTGCAAGTAATCCTGATACTCTCATCCTCAAGCTGTGACATTTGAGCGGGGGACAAATATTCGGGGTCATCTAGGACGGATGTGCTAACGCTACATAGCATCATGCTGTCACCCCCATACGATCCGTTATCCAGTCGCGATCCATCTCCGCGCGCTGTGCTTCACTAACAATTTTGTTGCGGCATTGCTCGGTGATGTCGCAAGGCAGTAATAATGCGGACTCGCCGCGCAACCAGTATTGTGCTGTCTCGATACCGTCGCGCCTCTCCTCTGCCGTTAGCTGGCTGTACTCTCTGAATATAATCATTGGCGTTTCCCTCACTGGGTTCTGGCACTCCCAACAATTCCAGAGTGTCTCGGTTTTGGTTTGAGTGACGAGGGCCATTTGGCCCCCGCACATGTCACAAGTAAGTGTTGCTGTGCTAACTGTATTCATGCCGCCACCCTCACTTCTTGATTGACCTGCTCCTTGCAGTAGTTCACTACCTTGGTAGCGAGACTGCTGGCCTTAATAAACTTCTGGCTGTCGTCCTCTAACAGTTTTGCCCAGCTTGCTAGATAACTGGCGTGGTGTTCGATGTCGTAATCAATGCCATGCTCAGCACAAAGAAAGACAGCGGACAATTCTGCAACCAGTTCTTCGAAAGCATATTCCTTAGTGCCAAATCGGTGGGCCATGTCGCGGTCTAATCTTTTGCTATGACCGGTGCTATGTGCCAGCTCGTGAAACATGGTTGATAAGTAACCCTTTACTGTTTTGAATTGGCAAAGGTCAGGCATTGAAACCTCATCTGTCAGAGGTCTATAGCTTGGCTCGCCTTCCCGCATCTTCACACCGAGCGCAACCTGTAAGGCTGTTGCCGGTGATAGGTCTGCGCCATCATGTGCAAAGATTGGCTCGCGTATATCTTCTATGCCATGGAACTGTTCAATGTTGGCGGTGTTAGTAACCAACATAAAGGGCGGCTTTTTCTCGCCGGTCTTCTTGTCTTCCTCGGCAGACTTGAAGAAGTAAATGGGCAGGGTCTTGCGTACTGCGTCGCCCTTCTCGCCCTTCATCTGTAAGCCCATCTTGAACGCCTTAGCTACTGAGATGAAACGGTTTGACGTGTAGCCGTAATGTTCGTTGTGCGCCCAACAGCTAACAGCGTTACCAATGCCGTATTGGTAATTGGTTAGGTGGTTGCAAGGCATCCCTCCTTTGGATACCCAGCCTTTAGCCCATGGTGCGACGCCGTTGTTAATGGCGTCAAGAATTGGCTTAACTACTTGATCGGTTCGGGCGCTCACGATCGCACCTCCACAAACTCATCGATGAATTTCTCAGCAGGTGTTCGCGTCTCTTCTGGGTCACAATATGAGATGGTCCAGTCCTGCGGGCTTAGTCTCTTGGCTATCGCCTGCGCTTCACGCGCGGCAGTGCTTCTCGTCATGTCGTAAAAGGTGACGGTGGCAAGGGTTACGGTTGCGCGCCCGTTGAAGATGTCAAAGGTGTGGTTACTCTTGAGATGCTTGGCGCGGATTACTGGGGGTTTTGTGTCTTGGTGTCCATATTTGTTTCTCCGTGTTTTGGTTGGTCAAATGGCAGGTGCTACCCCCCCATCTGATTTACATATTCTATCAAGCCCTAAGCATTATTGGTATGACTTATTACCACCTAGTTAGACCGTGTTAGCCTATCAGTAAGGGTTTATATAACTATTAGTTAGCACGATTGTTCTATGTGGAACATTGATTTTTTAGAACCTGAGCGACTCGCTCGCTCGTCTGACCCCTTCCCTATTTAGCTGGTTTTGGGTCTAGCCGGGATTAAGGGTTCCCGGCGGCAAACCTCGCCAGGAGTAACCCGTAGTATCCACCGTCATAAAGAGCGCAGTTGAAGACGAAGTCTTCTAGTATCCCGACTTGTCGCCGCTACCATCTGTTTGATCTTGCAGTCATATCTGGCCAACCGAAGTAGATCGATGTATCCGATGGTAACCACTAGGTTGATTGGGTGTGGTGATCGTTAGTAGTGGTGTGTGGCTGGCCGCTACTTATTCCCCTCGTTGCATCCTGCGAGTCGACTGTCGCATACCGCGAGACTCTATTGCTCGCTCTTAGGTCGGTGTGACCTGGATGATCGTTAGCCTGCGGACTATCAGCGGCTACCGGGGGGAGGGGTTTGGACTGCACTACCAGTAGGAGG